GCGAACACAAAAAAGCCGCTGACATCAATGATGTAGCGGCTTTCGTGTCGATCCCATCAGATGCGGAATCATTAATATGGTGGGCCCGCCCAGACTTGAACTGGGGACCTGCCGATTATGAGTCGGAAAAACCAGTAAATCAATAGAAATCAATAATTATTAAAACACCGCTGAATCCCCCTATTTAATTGACCTGTAGCGTTTTTTCTGAAAAAATTGAAAGTCAATAAATCGCAAGTTGTATCAACACTGTGGCTCACTTTTGAGCCAAGTGAGCCACACAATCTGCTGGGAGGGGTAATGTTCAAAAGTGATAAGATGATCCGCGACCTTGAGGTGCGTGATGCTCGTTATGAGCAATCAGAAGAATGCCCTCCAATCGGTCGGCTGGTGGTTCGCGTTCTCCCATCGGGAACGAAAACCTTTTATTTCAGGTATCGGCCGAACCGCAAAAGCGCCTATATCAAAATAGGGTCCGCATCTAATTTATCACTCGCCGCAGCCAGAGCCAAGGCAAGAGATATTTCTCGCCAGGTATCGGAGGGTTCCGATCCCGTTGCTGAGAATCGCGAGGCCAAAGCAACTCGAAGTAGATTGGGCACATTCGATGATCTGCTGAATTACTACATCCGTGACCTTGAGCGCCGTGGTTCATCCAGCGCTTACAATGTGGAGCGCGCCTTCTCAACAAACATCAGACACCGCTTCCCATCGTTGTTAGGGTTGCCAGCGAATGAAATCACCTCGCAGAATGTGGTAGATATTGTTGCCGACTACATACGCAGAGGTGCGACTACCGATGCCAACCGGTTGCGATCCTACCTGATGACCGCTTTCAATGTGGCCGCTGCAGCTGAGAACGACCCACTCAATGCCGCAACGAATTCAATCTTCTTCAAGTTGGGTGCGAATCCTGTTGCAGTAGTTAAGCGCCAGGCTCAATTTGAGCGAGTAGGTGAGAGGGTAATTGAGCCTAATGAGCTGGCATCATTCATGCGGCTTTATGAGCAGCAGTCAAGCCCAGTGATGGTGGCGATGACTAAGGCGCTATTTTGGGCTGGTGGCCCTCGTGTGAAAGTATTGCGCGAGCTCCGCTTTGAGATGATCGATGATAGAGAGATGATCATTGATGTGCCTGGTGAACTCACCAAGAATGGCACACCTCAAATCATTCCAGTGCTGCCAGAGCTCTATGAGATATTCGTTCAGATGGGCAAGCTCCACGGATCAGATGGCTACGTCTTCCCCAGTTATCGCAGCGGCGCCGCTCGGCCTGATACATTAATGAGCTCAACCTCGCTTGCTCAGTCATTCTCTCGCACGTTCAACCACTGTGAACACTTTAGCTCGCGCATGAAGCGATGCTCACTAGAACCTCGATGTGGAACCACTACGCTGCAGATACCTCGATTCGTTCCCAAGGATATACGCAGAACGGTTAAGACTTGGATGGGCATGGCTGGCATTGAGAAAAGCATTCGTGACCGGATACAGCACCACGCATTGAGCGATGTGAGCTCCAAACACTATGATCGATATGATTACCTAGATGAGAAACGAGCGGCGATGAACACCTGGGGGGAGTGGTTAAACAAGGGTGATTGCTTTAATGTGTAATAAAAATTTAGGGGGTGAATAATGTCTGAAAGTGATGAGTCAAAAGGCCGTTGTAGTCAAAAGTTGAAATCAATAACAAAGGATAGCCGATTCAGAAAGCTGAATGCCGACGAGCTTATTAATAATTACACCGGCAAGCTTCTCGCTCATTTAAGTGTTAGGGGATACGATTTAGATAACTTAGGTGCTGCGGCTAGTTATCGGGAGCGGTTAAGATTAGCCCTTAATGACAGAGATTCGCTGGTTGCGTCTTATAGGGATACTGTCAAGCAGGAAGCAAAGCTTGATCGTGCTTACCACCGAAGATTGATGTCGTTCCGTATTCTCACAGCCTTCTTCGTGCCTTTCGTGGCGATTGTCGGCCTATCCCTTGGGGCTGCATTGCTTAAATGCTTTGGCGTTGATGTGATTGCGCTTAATCTTTTAAGGGTCATACCTTCGATGGGGTAGTTAGACTACCCTATAACTCACTCTCCTCGTGAGTAACCTCTACGGTGAACATCTGCGCGGATAAAAATTCATAAAGTAAGTCTGAGGTAATATCAAAAGCACCTGTACGCCGTAAGCTAGGTTTGTACCAGTAATTCATTCGATTTTCCGGTTTGTTTCTTTCAGCTTCCAAAAACTCGGTGTTGTCATAACCCAGCATTAATCCACCCGGGATTTTCCGCACCGCAGTTAGGTTAAGCCTTTGGAATAATACCTTGCAACGTGGGTTATAGATAAACGTTTTCAAGTCGTTAATGGTGGTTACATATTTTGTAGCCATCAATCACTCTCCTTAAGTTTTTGCAGAGCTGCGCTTTACCGATCTACTTGTTATGAGCCTGCTAGGGAATTACAGCTGTACTCCATCGCTCGCTAGTCGGGGCTAATTATTCCAGAGCTAATCGCGCGCGTTACTGAGTGTATTGTCGTTTTAGTCCCAAGCCTATCTTTTATAGCATAAAGGTGAAACTTAACCGTGTCCCGTGAGATGTATAACCTCTCACATATTTCGTTCTGGGTGTGGCCTAACGCTAGATTTTGAAGAACCTGAAGCTGCCTTGGTGTTAGTGTGTTTTTCATTCTGCGCCCCTTAGAGATCATCCATAATTAACTATTCGCGAGTAATGCTTGTTTCGCTACGCACCAGTCACACAATTCCAATTCGACACCATCCAGCCTTACGCCGTAATTTTTGCGAGCCACCATCCCGTTTCGGCAAGAAGCTTCTGGGCAAGTCGCTGCCACCAGTAGCTTTTTAGCCACTCGCAGCTCTTCCTTCACCTTGAACTCCTCCTCCAGCAATCTAGGGTTAGCAGCTACCATAGAAAGCCTAGCTAAAGCTCTGGATAGTTCGTCTTTTGTGTAGCTGTCAATCTCTGCCATAATTAAGCTCAGCTTTTCGCTCAAATAACCAGAGCAAACTCCGTAACGATTAGCCATTACTCACTCTCCTCTGTGTGACGCAACTCACAATACCAAAAGACAGCTGTCTTGTAACAATAGCTCTCCAAATAGTTTGTTTCAGAGCACGTTCTGTATTGCTTTTCAATCAGTGCTAGCGCATCTTCTGAGCAGCTATAGCAATGAATATCATGCTCGTGAGGGTAATCACCACAGGAGCTCAATGTTAAAACAGCTAGCGCCGCCATTAATACCTTACCCATCACTCACTCTCCTTGGTGTAATTACGAATCCCATAAATGTGCTCAATTTCAATCAGATGCTTAGCCTGGTGAATCGCATCATCCAAGGCGTTGTGGAGATCACCTTCACGAGCTGGTGGCTCCACTGGGAATTGATTTTTCATTGTGCGGAAACATCGGTTGTTATAAAACTTCCAGGGTGCCTCCACTCCGATCCTATCAAAGGCATTTTCCAGAATAACGTTGTCAAAGTCAGAGCCATTCCCCCATACCTCTGACGGCCCGCCTGGGAAGTCTTTAATCATCCAGTTGGAAAGATTCCAAAGCGTTTCTCTAATTTCCGAATCTGCTAGAGCTATTTCAAGTCGAGGCCGACAAGCTTGCTTCAACCACCAGACCACAGCGTTGGCATCAATATCCATGCCGATACTGGCACAGCTTTCAAGTGATATGGTCTGATAGAAGGTCTCAATAACCTCCTTATCAAATCGAACCGCTCCGATTGATACGATTGCGGCGTTGGAGCCAATTCCCATAGTCTCTAGGTCTATCATTATTCTATTCATTGACCTCTCTTCCTTTCTATTACTGGAATAATCCTAGCTGCTCACCTTCAGCTGCAGGATCGGGCAGCTGATAAACTGCTTTGCTAAGCGATCCGACAGTCTCAATCTGAGCATCTGGGTGGCAAGCTACCGCAATAGCGTTTTTACCAATAGCCCAAAGCTTGCCAGGGCTATGGATGCTCTGCCTAAAGCAGCTATGGTGAATCACCTTCGCTCCCTTGGTGTGAACAAAGTTTTCACCAGAGCACTCAAGGTCTACTCCTTTGAGGTGCTTTTCGGCGTATGTGATGGTTTCTCTAAATGTGTAGCCGATGGGTTCGTTTTTCATGTTACGCTGCGCTCTTGAGTAGGTGGTTGTCATACCCTTTGATCTGGCTGATGTGCCACTTCATCGGGGTGCCTTTGCCGTTATCCATAACAGGTCTAGGAAAGCCAGGGAGTGAAGGAGCACCATCACGCGCTGCTCTGAGAACGGTTGAGACTGAAACCCCAAAGTGCTCAGCCACTTCTTCTACACTGAAATACTCTCGTTTCAACATCATCACCGCGCTCCTATTCCCTGGCGAAGTCAAACATGACGTTGGCTATCTGCCCTGAAGCGATAGCCTTAACAGCAATCACGGCATCCTCATGCTCAAGGCCAGCTTCAACAAAGTATTCAACTGCATCATTCATCAGTGTTGATCGATACTTAACTTCATCTTCGCTCATGCGGCCTCCTTCATATCATCTGGCTTAGGAGCTGGCAGCAGCTTCGGCAATCGGGTTGCCATCGGCTTGCGGTAGAGTAATCGCTCATCCTTTGGTGAGATGAATGCAATGCGGCAAGCAAGACAAGCGTGATGCTTAACGGCATTCTCCTGGTGGGGCGCATAGAAGATATGCCCCTTACACTCAGGACACTCGCAATCTGCCTCTGGGTAGTAATCAACACGCGCCTGGTGGTGCGATACCACAGCATTCAGTGATACCTGCTTTCGAGCGCTAAGATTGACAACGGTTACTCGCCATAGCGCGAAGTAGACAATGCCCAGTGCTGCAATAATTAGAATCTCTTTCATGGTCAAGCTCCTAAAATGGAATGTCGGAATCGTTGGGATCACCAAAATCTGGTGATGTGCTGTGTGGCATACCTTGAGGCAGTCCACTGTTTGGTGATGCGTTCGGGTTGCGTGGTTGAGCTGGTTGTTGGGGTTGAGCTGCTGGTGTCTGAGTTCCACCTTCACGCGAGTCGAGCATCTGCATCTCGTTTGCAACAACTTCGGTGGTGTAGCGATCATTGCCAGTGTTTGGGTCCTGCCACTTACGGGTTCGGAGTGAGCCCTCGATGTAGACCTTGCTGCCTTTCTTGAGGTACTGGGCAGCAATCTCAGCGAGCTTATTGAAGAACACAATTCGATGCCATTCAGTGCGCTCCTGGGGCTGGCCAGTGTTCTTATCTTTCCAAGTTTCCGAGGTTGCCACAGAGATATTAGTGACAGCGGCACCAGATTGGGTGTATTGGCCCTGTGGGTTATCGCCCAGGTTACCAACAAGAATGACTTTATTGATTCCTCGTGCCATGTTATGCAGCCTCCTGTTGTTCGTCAGCGCTATTCATTAGGGCATCATTTACAGCTTCCCATGCCTTCAATCCTTTCTTGGTGATGCTGATGTGTTTCTTACGGCGATCAAGGCGATCATCGGTAGAGCTCACATAACCAGCCTTTCTAAGCGCATCAACTAAGCGAGTCACACCAGATCGGTCGGTTCCACGGCGCTCAGCGATCTCGCTTGGCATGAGTGAACCTTGCTCTTCATTCAGTCCATCAAGTATCTCGAAGTGCTGAGGGCGTAGGTCAGTGTATCCAGTGGTGTTGATCACCAGCTGCATATAGCGCTCTTGCTCAGCTAGGAAAGCTCGGCAAGCGGCGGCATATTCAAGATCAAGCAAAGTAGTCATGGGTATTCCTTTTTTGTAGTGTTGTTCTTTTTTAAGCACCCTCCATGAAGATGCTTAAAAAAGGACCGGCGAACCGGTCAAGGGGCTTGGGGACTTAATGAATGATTATTTCAGTCTCACGGCGCGAGCGAGTGCGAACCCCAGAGCGAGCTCTGGCTCTGGCTCGAACCCCAACAGGACGCTCTAGGTGGTCGCCAGTTTGTGTGAGAGTGGTGATTGCTGAGAATTCGACAACGCTGATTAATGCAAAAACCATGAGGCGCAGAATGCCAAGGCGACTCGCATTGAGTACCGTGTTTTGCATATTGGTTGATTTAAGTTTGTAGAAGATGTGCTGTGAGTAGCGAGTGACAGTGTTAGGAGTTACACCAACAACACGAGCAGTTTCTTTGATTGAAGCACCGCTGGCACGAACCACCAGCACACGAGACTCTTGAGGAGATAGTAGGCCGCTTTCGGCTTTTACTCCGTTGTACTCATAGCCCTCGGCTGTTCTTGTGACTGCATCCATTGTTGATCCCTCCATGTTTAATAGAGAGATTATATCTAATTTAATACTCCGTCAATACTTTTTGTATTAATTTAATACTTTTTTATATAAGAGGAAGATAGCCACCAATCATCCAGATGATGTGCTCGACTTCAATATTGGTGAGAGTGGGGAAACTGGGGTTTGTGGCCACAAGTGAATACTTGCCGTTTGGTTCGCGGATCACCTTTCTTACGATCCACTCACTGGCATCGGCTACCTTAACAAGTCCGAAGTCGTTGGTGCCTTGATCGGCGCTTGGGTCGAATATAAGGATAGCGCCACGTTGTAGTGATGGGTAAACACCTGGGGGAGCTTCCATTGAAATGCCTTCCATCATCATGCCAAAGGCTTGCTCGCCAGCTGAATCTGGTGCGTGAGCATAATCAAGATCGAATGCTTCTGCAGCGTAGGTGACCACCTGATCGTGACCGGCCAGCAACGCATCGGCTAACTCTTCACCATTCTCCCAGTTCACGAGTGGCACGGACTTCAGCGTTTCCGTGTTTGTTTGAACAGGCTCCTTATCAAGCATTGAGCCTTCGCCCGATACTAGCCAATTAAGGTTTACACCGGTCACCTTCGCCAGTGCTGGTGAGAATCGAGAGTCCTTAGTTGTTTTTGTCAGTGGCGTTATCCGGTTTGGGTGAACGCCCATCCTTCGAGCAATCTCAGCCTTCTTCAAGCCTGAGTGTTCGATAGCCATTATGACTCGCTTTGCAAACTCTGATTGTTTCACTTTCCCCTCCAAGGGCTAGCGCCATGTACTGCGTATATCTGATAGCGCATCCGACTAATTACCGTTGCACACTACCCACTAGTGTAGTGGCTCGGCTAACTAACCTCAACGAAACGCAGTAAAATTAATACAAATTGCACATCAAATTACAGGAAAATAATAAAACGATGTGCGCTCATCGCCATGCAAGTACCTCTGATTAATGAACGGCCGCAATGATAAAAGTATTAAATTTAATATAAAATCATTGACATATATATGATATTGAGTCAAAACTGTACCAGGCAGTCAGATGTTATGCCTGTTTATACATACAGTATTGAGGGGGCTACCTTGCACTATTTCAAATTCAACATAAACGACTGGCGAGCGAATACAGCTCATCTAACGCCAGTTGAAGAGTCGATATACCTTCGGCTCATAAGCTACTACTACGACTCAGAAACAGGCATTGATGCTCAGCAGCTAAAGGTTGTTGCTCGTAAGTGCCGGTTAAGTGGTTTTGAGGAAGAGATGGGATTGATTCTCGATGAATTCTTCTCGCTGGTGGATGGTGTTTATATCCATTCGAGAGTGGATCTGGAGATCGATGCCTACCATGCCAATGCAGAGCGAGCACGTTCGAATGGCAAGAAGGGTGGCAGACCCAGAGCAAACCCACCAACAGGTGGAGATCAAACCCAGTCAGAACCCAAAACAACCCCAGATAAAAACCCAGAAATAACCCAGTCGGTTTCCACTGAAAACCCAGACGGTTATGAAGTCGGAACCCAGAAAAAAACTAACCATAAACCATTAACCACTAACCAAGAACTAATAACCAATAACCAAGATACGAAAAGCGAAAAACGCTTTTCTTTCAAAGCTGCGCTTTTGGAGCTGGGAGCTCCTGAACAGCTTGCATCGGATTGGTTAAAGGTTCGCAAAGCTAAGCGAGCAGCCAACACACAAACGGCGCTCAAAGGGTTTCTCAATGAGGTGCAGAAGTCAGGTCGAACTCTGAATGATGTGCTTCAGCAGTGTGTGGAGCAATCGTGGGGTGGTTTCAAATCGGACTGGGCTTCAGCTGGTGGGCAGAAGGTGGTTCCACTGAGCCCCAAGTCTATGAGCACCACGGATCTTGTAAACGACAGGAGTTGGGCATGAGCAATTTCAACCAAGGTTACATCGAGGCAAAGCGCAAACAGCGAGATGCCATCCGCAAGCGTATGAAGGATTTTATCGCTAAGGGCGGCAAGGTTAAGCAGATTAAAACTGGCGTAATGACCAACAGGGAGGCGGCATAGCATGAACATTCACCACTTCATCGACTCAGCGACCGATCAGGCTCGCAAGACTTTCATCCTTCACGTTCTTGAGGTTGGCCGTGACCACGCCGACTGGAAAAACGCTGATGGTGTGCTCCTGGATAACCTGCACGTATTCCTCACGTTCCTTCGCCACACGCGCAAGCTTATGAAAATGGACATATACCGCTACTCAGCGCGAACCATTGTCGAGCACATGAGATTCAACAGTGATGTCAGTGACAGCGATGTGACCTTCAAGATCAACAACAACCTGATCCCAGACCTAGCGAGAATGGCGATGCTTGCTTTTCCTGTGCTTGATGGGTTCTTTGAAACACGCAACGGCAACCGTGATGTGGTCGTTCAAGCTTACTTCCAGGAGGCAGCATGAGTCAGCAAGCGCAGTTATCAACCATTCAGGCAGCGATTAAGCACGAGAAGGAAAAGCTACTCAAGGCGCGCTCAACTGAGAACTATCCAGCTGATGAAGTGCGAGCTGATTGCACATCGGCATTGAATCGCTTACTGGCCCTACGTGATCAGCTCACCAAGCCAAGAGTGGATCCAACTGGGGTGAGCCTCAAAAACGCATTCTCGAAAAGCAAGAAGGTGGTTCACGACTATGCCGCTTAAGGGTAGAACTCCAAACGGTGCAGAGCGAGCATGGATGGGTGCAATCACCCAGGTCGGCTGTATCGTTTGTAGGCTTTACCACTACTGTGAAACACCAGCGGAGGTTCATCACCTCGAAGGGAAGACCACAGCAGGTTGCCACTTCAAGACCATTCCGCTGTGTGTTCGCCACCATCGCCACAGTGACAACCAGACACCACCACGGTGGCTCGCGTATCACGGTGACAAGAAAGCATTTATCCAGAAGTATGGTGATGGTGAATTCCTGATTTCAGCAACGGAAACAATCATGGAGGCGCTGGGCATTGGTTCTTGTTGAGTTGCCATATCCACCAAGCTTGAACTCACTTTACCTGGTGAACGCTGGTGGCCGTGGTGTTCGCAAGTCTCGCGCTGGTAAGGATTACACCAAGGCAGTCCAGTTGATGTGCTTAAGACAACCCATGACCGATGGGATAGTTTCGGTTGAAGTTGATGTATTCCCCCCAGATCGGCGCAAGCGTGACCTGGACAACCTACTGAAGATTCTGCTCGATGCGCTCACTGATGCGGCACTCATCGAAGATGATTCAAAAATTGATCGCTTGCTAGTGAAGAGGCGTGATGTGATTCGTGGAGGGCGAGTCACTGTAGTCATTAAACCAATGGAGCGCAGTGCATGAACCTTATCCCTATCGATTACGAAGACCTCAAAGAGTTTGCAACCACGAGTGAGCAACAGCGAGTGCTTGAGTGCCTTCGCCAATGTGCCGGCAATACCGCCAAAGCTGCCAAAGCATCAGGCAAGAGTCAGCGAACCGTTCAGCGCATCCTTAAGGGCGTTAAGAGTCGAGCGGTGAATGCTGGTTGGGTGCCAGTTGAGCAAGACCCAGCCAAAGCGGTTGAGGGCTTCATGGTCACTGGTCGCTCTAAGCTACTTGATCACCGCAACGGTGGCGAGAAGATGCTTGAGTGGGTACTTGAGCGTAAAGATGCGAGCATAGTACATCAAACCATTCTCACAGCCATTGAAGCGATGACTGCAGAGGTGGATGGGAAGAGTACCAAGGTTAAGCGACCAACTCAGTGTGACTCTGATCTGCTAGTGACTTACAAGTTCGGTGATCCACACTATGGGATGCTTGCCTGGGGTAAGGAAACACGAGCGAGCGACTATGACCTCAAGATCGCCTGTGACATCCACAATGCAGCAATCGCTCAAGCGGTAAGCCAAGCACCCAAAGCGAAAGTTTGCCGAGTGCTTAACCCTGGTGATTTACTTCATGCCGATGATGGCACCAATCAGACTCGCCGCTCACGTAATGCACTCGACGTTGATGGCCGCTGGCAGTTCATCGTTGAGAAGTGTGTGCAGTCTCAGAAGTTCGCAATCGAAACAGCCAAGCGCAAACATGAAATGGTCCACTGGGTATCAAGCCCGGGCAACCATGATGATTATTCGAATGTAGCCATTGCGCTCATTCTGTCAGCTTACTACTCCAACGATCCACGAGTGGAGGTTGATACTCACCCAAGCCGAATCAAATACTTCGAGTTTGGTAAGTGTCTATTCGGTCTGGCTCACGGTGATGCGGCTAAGGTTAAAGACCTCGCATCCATTATGGCTCGCGATGAATCTGAGGCGTGGGGTCGCACCACACTCAAGCACTGGGACACTGGCCACCTTCACAATCAACAGCGCTTCGACTTCAACGGTGTAAGCGTAGAGGTGCTACCTGTTCTCATTCCGCCTGATGGCTGGCATGCCTCGATGGGATACGGTGCACGGCGCAAGATGCTCACCAGTGTCTACCACCGCGATGGCTATGAGCTCGCTCAATACAGTATTTCACCAATGCAACTACAACAGGAGGCGGCTTGAGTGGAGAGGCTACTTGGATTCATTGCGTTGCTTGCAAAGGCTCTGGATTCGTCATGGGTGTATTTACAAACGAAAGCCCATGTTTTGATTGTTTGGGTGTGGGCCTTCTGGACGGTGAGCAAGATATCATTCCTTATAGCGTTGCTACTCTGGCGCTCCGTTCGAGGGTCAACAGGCTTCAAGCAAAAGCCGACCGACTTCAAGCGGAGCTCAACAGGCGACCAAAGCCCAAGGAAGCATTCGACCCCTACAAACACGCAAAGCGCCTGTCCGATGGCGCAATCTACGCAATGGACTGATGGAGATAAGCACAATGAGACTTGATCAATCTGTTCCCAACCTCGTGAATGATGCCTACCTAATCCACCACCGTTGCCGTGGTAAGGATTACGCACTTGAGCAGCAGAAGCGAAACATGGGGCTAGGATTCGCCAAAACAGGCGAGGGCACACCAGCTCACATGAAGGTTCGCAACGAGTGGGCCATTGTGGATGCAGTTGAGGCAGGAGTGATCATCGACATTGTTGCTAAGCTCCGACCAGTTGAGCGAGCGTGGGCTGAGTGGGCTTATGTTGATGAGAATGCTGGCTATGGTGCAAACACCATCAATGCGCTGTACCAGGACTATGTGATCGCCGCGCTTAACCACTGGGGAGAGAGTAAGCGTGAAAAGGATAGTCAATCAGTATTGCGAGTGGTAACCAACACACTCAAGAGCTACCGCTTCTCGATCTTCTCAGGGACTCGCCACTCAGTTAGGCAGATCGCCACCACATCAAGCGTGAAAGCGGATAACGCAGCGCGTGATTGGTCAGGTTGGGTTGATTGGGCTTATAGCTACGCCGATGACCTGGACAAGAACACACGAGTTCACTTCAGAAACCTTTACGACATCCAAGACCAGGAGGCCGCATGAGCAACCCCAAAGACAAGTATGGTGATGTTAAGCCACAGCTGCATCTCGTTCCTGCATCATCGCTGGTGGCTAGTGCTCGCGTATTCGAGTTAGGTGCCAAGAAGTATGGACCATTCAACTGGCGAGATGATCCGGTAAAGCTGAGCGTTTATGTAGCAGCAGCTAAGCGTCACCTTGATAGCGCATTCGATGGGCAAGACCTCGATGGGGAATCAGGTGAGTCTCACTTTGCTCATGTGATGAGCTGCATGGCAATTCTGATTGATGCCGCGCATTGTGGAACGCTGATCGATGACCGACCACCACCAGGGAATGCACACGAGCTCATGGCAGCTAAGAAACCACTTGAGATTGTAGAGCACAGCCTAGCGCTCCAAATGCGAGATAGACACTCTGCTTGATCGTTTCACTTGTGGCGTTGTAGTATGACCCATCAATTACTACTGGTTTAAACGGAGGGAAACCATGAAAAAAGCCTTGATCGTGCTATTTGCTGTTTTATCGATTGGTTGTACTGGCGCTGCATTCGATGAGTTTTACGGACACGGACAGATTACCGTCACAAAAGACCATCTAAATGCTTCCACAGACATAAAACTTACACCGGCGCATACCGCTGGGCCAGATGGGTCATTGAACACACTAAAAATTGGAGCGCGCTGGGATAGCTCAACTCCAACCTTTGCGGTTCTCGATCTGTCGTACAAGAGCAATAGTTCTGGAACAGTTTACCTATCGTATAACTCAGTCGATTTCAATGTTGATGGGGATAGGTACGAGCTAGACTCAGGTAGGACTAGCATGAATAGGGGTGAGTGGAATGAGTACCTTGGTGCTTACGACACATTCAGTGAGGCTACGGTGATCATCTCAATGGATCGCTTAGATAGAATAATGAGCGCTAAGAACGCGGTAGCTAGATTTTACACCAGCGATGGGTATATTGATGTTGATCTAAAGGCTCTCGAGCAAGAGAATGGCATGATGATTTTGCTAGCATCTAGGCTGATAGAATTTAGGCAGGAAATTAGCAATTACCAAGAAGAAAAATAACCCCTAAAAAGCTGTTGACGGCAATGAGCCATAAATGGCACTATATTCCTAGTTTCAGAAATTACGCCTCGACATAACTGTTGGGGCGTTTTTGTATCTGATATTCCAGTTTATGCCACCGCTAAAGCAATCCAACCCCCCTCCAAGGTTGCTGGTGGCACCTATGAGAATCCCAAATGACAGACTTAGTTCACACCTGGAGCGGCACGTTGAGAAACGCGCTGGGAATTGCTGCAGTTGTGGTGGTGTCTCTCTTTTGGGTGTTCGAGTCTCGCAGCGAGATTAATCAGCTCAGTCAACAACACGCTGCAGACATTCAGCGACTCGAAACCGACATTGCACACCAGAAGGCGCTGGTGGAGGCTAACAGGAACCATGATCGTGAGCTTATTACCCAGATATTTGATCGACTGGACACGATCATTGAAAAGATCGATAAGCTCGAAGACGAGCGCAGCGAATAAGGCTCAAGTAGCAACCCTTAACAGGACCACTTACGCTCGCGGTTACACTTCAGGTGTAATGCAGATCAATGGCCTCAAACTTCACACAATAGAAAAGCCCTGGAGAGATAACGCCGCTTGGATAAGCTGCATTCCAGAGGGCGCATATCAAGTAGTTCCTTGGGCATCACCAAAGTTCGGTGCTTGCTTCAAGCTGCTGGGCACTGAGCCACGCACTGACATACTGATTCATACGGGCAACACATCAAAGGATGTGAGTGGCTGCATAGCGGTAGGGCTTTCAGGCGAGCGAGGGTTTGTTTCTAGCTCCCGATCTGCGATGAGTGAGCTGCTAAAAGCTCAAAAAAAGCCTTTCACACTCACCATCAAGCACCGAGGAAGCTCAAATGATTAATTCAGTTATGGCTATTGCCGACCTAATCAAGACGGGTATTGATAAAGCTTTCCCAGACAAAGATAAGGCTAATGAGCTTAAAGCCGGCATTGATACCGCGCTCATTAACGCTGACTCAGCTGAGTTGGCCTCTGCTACTCAGGTTGTTATTGCTGAGGCATCAGGCGAGAGCTGGCTGCAGCGCAACTGGCGACCGCTCACAATGCTGTCATTCGTAGGGCTAATTGCCGCGCACTGGCTAGGCTTTACAGCCCCCAACCTAAGCGAAGGGCAATCCCTAGCATTGCTGGACATTGTGAAGGTGGGGCTAGGTGGTTATGTGTTAGGTCGCTCAGCCGAGAAGGTCGCCAAGGTCTGGAAGCAGTGAGCAATGAACGTATCAATAAGGCATGACCTCGATGGGCTGAAGCGAAAGCTAACAGCTATGGAGCGGAGTCTTATACCAGCTGCTACATCCAAGGCGCTTAACAAGGTACGCACATCAGTCAGATCGGAGGTGGTTAAGGCCATCGCTGCTGAGACAGGCGTGAAGCAGAAAGATATTCGAAAGAAGATAACAATGGGCAGGGCCAGTAAGCGGCAGACCTGGGTGCGTATCAGCGCTAGGGATGCGAGAGCTAAGAACCTTATCCACTTTGTAGCAGCAGCTAAGCGCACACCAGGCGCATTCAGAGTACGCAAGAAGAACGGTGAGTATAAGCAGCCAGGCGTGAGGGCTAGGGCTTGGGGAGCTACTAAGACCTACAAGGGCACATTCATCGGCGTTGGTCGAGGTGGTAACACTCTCGTGTTCAAGCGCTCAGCAGGGCGAGGGTCAAAGCTTGAGGCAGTGGTTGGTCCATCTCCTCGTGATAACTTCATCAAGCCTTACGCTCGCAACACCATGGTGAGAACTGTTAGATCGCGCCTACCAATAGAGCTTGAGAGAGCCATTAATCAGGAGCTCAGACGCTTCTATGCACGGCGCTAGCCCAGTAAACACGGGTCCTTCCTAGTGTTTGCCTAGTGGGTACGCGGCACCGCCGAGTTTCGCTAGCCACAGGGCGCTCTAGGGACTTCCTTCCTTAGTCGAGATCATCATGGGAAAAATCGTAACCAAAAAAGAGCTCTCTGAAATCATCGGGGTGAGTGAGCGAACTATCACCACCTACCAGAAGAACGGGCTCCCCATTGAAATTGACGGTGGCCGTGGGCAGTCAAATTCCTACGACACCGAGGTGGTCATCAAGTGGTTAATCCATCGGGAAATGGAGCGGCTTCATTCCGATGCCGGCGCTGATGGATCGGTGTTCGATTACGAAATGGAACGGGCGAGATTGACCCACCACCAAGCAAACAAAGCAGGGATGGAAGCTGAGGTGATGAAAGGCCAACTCATTCCATCACAGACAGTGAAGACTGTTTGGGGGGATATGCTAATGAACTGTAGAGCAAAGTTGCTCGCAATCCCAACCAAGGCGGCACACATCTTTGTAAACCTTACAGACCTATCGGAGATTCAGGATGCGCTTGATGTTCATGTATATGAAGCGCTTTCTGAATTGAGTGATTATGAGCCTAAGCAATACGGTATTGAAGTTATCGACCGAGGCGCTGGCGATGATGGCTCCGCCGCCGAAGTTGAAGGTGAGCGAGTGGGCTGATGCAGAGCGAAGGCTCTCAAGTGAAGCATCCGCTGAACCTGGTAGATGGAGAACAGATCGAGCACCTTATCAGCGAGAAATCCTGAATGCAGTAAACGATCCATCGGTTGAGATGGTTGTGGTGATGAGTTCTGCACAGGTAGGTAAGACGGAACTGCTCTTGAATACCATCGGTTATTTCGTTGACTACGATCCAGCACCGATAATGTTACTGCAGCCAACCACCACAATGGCAGAGGCGTTTTCAAAAGATCGACTCGCTCCAATGGTGAGAGATACGCCAGCCATTAACGGCAAGATTTCCGATTCGAAGTCGCGAGACTCGGGCAATACGATTCTCCACAAGAGTTTCCCTGGTGGGCACATCACCATGAGTGGTGCCAACTCACCAGCAAGCCTGGCATCTCGCCCGATTCGAATACTACTCGCGGATGAGGTTGATCGATTCCCTGCATCAGCTGGTACAGAGGGTGACCCGTTCAACCTCGCTCGAAAGCGAACAACCACCTTCTGGAATAAGAAGGTGCTGGCAGTAAGCACTCCAACGGTTAAAGGTGCCTCGCGAATTGAGGCTCTATATGAGGAAAGTGACCAGCGGCGTTATCACCTCGAATGCCCAGAGTGCGGAACAGGCCAGCCGCTTAAGTGGGCGAACATAGACTTCAAAACAGTCTGCCACGCTTGCGAGCATTGCGGCGCGCTATCCAATCAGAACGCTTGGATGGCTAAGCCTGGCGAGTGGGTTTCTTATGCTGAAAATTCTCGCGTTGCTGGGTTCCACTTGAATGAGTTGGTATCACCCTGGCGGCGTTGGGAAGACATCATTGATGACTTCCTGAAAGCTAAGTCAAAGCCAGAATTACTCAAGACCTTTGTGAACACCTCGCTCGGTGAAACGTGGGAGGAAGAGGGCGATGGTGTTGATCACGGCATTCTCTATCAGCGCCGCGAACATTACGACTCAATACCAGAGAAGGCGGTTGTGCTAACTGCTGCGGTGGATGTGCAGGATGATCGCCTTGAGATTGGTGTTGAGGCTTGGGGCGCTGGCGATGAGAACTGGAAAATTGACTACCGCATTCTGCGAGGTGATCTAGCGCTACCAGAGATATGGAAGCGCCTTGATGATGAACTGCAAAACACCTACCAGCACGAGTCTGGTGTTGAGCTTCGAATAGCTTGCACCACGATTGACTCCGGCGGTCACTACACCGAGCAAGTCTACAAGTTCACCAAGCCTCGCGAGGGTCGGAGAATCTACGCGATTAAAGGGCGAGGTGGAGAGGGGCGACCTCTAGTATCTCGGCCATCAAAGTCTAACAAGGGCAAGGTTTCGCTCTTCTCGGTTGGTGTTGATACCGCTAAAGAGTTGGTATATGCGCGGCTTCAGAACCCCGAGCCTGGTGCTGGTTATATCCACTTCCCAGTGAAGGAAATATTCGATCCTGAATACTTCGAACAGCTCACTGCTGAGAAGCGGATCACTAAATACTCGAAGGGCTTTCCAAGACTTGAGTGGGTTAAAACCAGGAGCCGAAATGAGGCGCTGGATATTGCGGTTTACAACCTCGCCGCGCTGACAATTCTATCACCCAATTACACCAAGCTGGCGGCAAGACTGCAGCCAGAGGAACAGCCTGAACCTGAAAAGACCCACGCGCAAAAAGTTGTGGCTCAGCGCCGAAAGGCTAAGCACTCAAGAAACAAACAAGGATTCGTAAACTCATGGCGCTAACAACTCGGCAGACTACTCGCAAAGCATACCTAGAGGAAACGCTCCCGAAAATCGAGGCGGCCATCGCTGGCAACTTGGGTGCGATGAAGATTCAACTCGAAGGTCGAGCTATTGAGCGTTATTCGCTTGAGGATCTTGAGAAGCTTCGCGTGAAGTATGACAGCGAACTCACTCGGCTTGAGCGCCGTGAAGCTGGCTCAACATCGACCAGCACAATCAAGGCGGTATTCTAATGGGGTTGTTTAACTTCTTTAAGCGAGGCGATGCGGAAACGCGCTCTCGAAAATCTCCTGGCAAGGTACGTATGTTCAATGCGGCTTCGGGTGATCGCCTGAATGCAAGCTGGACTAGCTCGGTCCAAAGCGCTGACCAAATGGTCTATGAAGGGCTTGAAACTCTCCGCGCTCGTGCTCGTGATCAGTTCGCAAATAATGACTATGTTCAACGGTTCGCTGGGCTCTGCCGAAACAACGTGATCGGGCATGAAGGCATCAACATCAAATCAAAGGTGGTGGATTTTAAGCAGCGCCCTGATGAGTTGGTTCGAGAGGCGGTGAATGCCAGCTGGCAGATGTTCACTGAGACTGAGCAATACGGCACGGACCTGATCGACCTTGAAGGTCTGATCATCAACTCTCTGGTCTATGATGGCGAGTCGTTTGTCATTACCCACTATAACCGAGAAAACGTGATTGGTTATGAGTTGGCCGATGCAACGCTATGTGACGTTAAGCTTAATAAAACTCACCCGAATGGGAACCTGATTCGATTCGGCATTGAGTACGATGATTCCAACACGCCGGTCAATTACTACTTCAAGAAAGCATCCTCCAATGCGGTAGGAATGAGTGACAGTGATCGCTACCTGATCATCTCTGCTGATCGCGTTCGCCACATATTCATCAAGGACTGGGCAGGACAGCGCCGTGGAATTCCTTGGGTTGCCACAGGGCTGCAGCGATTGAAGATGCTCACAGCATTCGAAGATGCAGCGCTAGTTGCTGCGCGAATAGGCGCGTCGAAGATGGGGTTTTTCACTTCGCCTGAAGGTGAGAACTACGATGGTGAGTCGAATGATGATGGCGACATTGTAATGAATGTTGAGCCTGGCACGTTTGAGGATATTGGTCAGCGCTCATTCCAGGCATTCGATCCCGACTATCCAAAGGGTGAGTTCGGAGAATTCACCAGCGCTTGTTTGCGCGGTGTATCTGCCGGCCTGAATATCGACCACCATTCGATCTCCAACGATATGCGCTCTGTCAATTATTCATCAGCGCGTATTGCTCAGCTTGAGACTCGTGAAACGTGGAAGGCCCTACAGGGTTGGTTCATTCGCAAGGTGATGAAACCTATCTATCGCGAATGGCTATCACACTACTACGACTTTGGCCGAATCACTATACCAAGCAGAAATGGCTCGCCTAAAGCGCTTAATCGCCCACTTGCTTACTACCAGCCAGCGGTCTTCACCGGTCGCCGTTGGGATTGGGTTGATCCACAAAAAGAAGTAAACGCAAAAAAGACAGCCATCGAGCTGGGCATTACCAGTCGCAGCGCAGTCATTCGCGAACGAGGGGAAGACCCTGATCTGGTATTCAAAGAGATTCAGGAAGAGCAGGAGCGCATGAAGGCGCTGGGGCTAACTACCGCAACCGAACAACCCAACGTAGAGAGTGAAGGCAATGACACCGACGAAGACGAATAAACGGCTTGAGGGGGTGCAGCGCCGCTCAATCGAGCTAACGCGAAACACAGTAGATGAAGAGAGTAGAACCGTTGAGGTGGCTTTCTCTTCTGAGTTCCCAGTTGATCGCGGCTGGGGAATGGAAATCTTGGACCACTCTGAAAGCAGCATTCGCCTCGGTCGGTTGAATGCTGGTGGAGCGGTCCTAGTGGGTCACAACCACGATGACCAAGTGGGTGTGATTGATGAAGTAAGGATTGACTCAGACCGCACAGGTCGTGCGGTGTTGCGATTCGGAAAATCCAGCCGAGCTGAAGAAATCTTCCAAGACGTTTTAGATGGCATCCGCCGATTCATCTCTGTTGGCTATCGCATTTATAAAAGCGAATACACCGAAGGTGAGCGTGGGACTCCCGACACTTATCGAGCTATCGATTGGGAACCTCACGAGATTAGCTTTGTATCTGTGCCAGCCGATCCAGATGTTGGAGTCGGGCGCGATGACTCAGAAACGTCGAACCAGGTCGAAATGGTCACCACTAAGGTGGTTGAATCCGAAGAAATCAATCCTGAAAATATCCGAGAGGAAAGTCTAATGACTACTGAAAACACTATGGCTCCAGTGGTAAACACTGAAGAGTCTTTGACGGCGGAGCGCGCTCGCGCTTCACGTATTAACGCACTAGGCCGTAAGCACGACTTGGGTGAAGAGGCAGAACGAGCCATTGATGAAGGTCGCTCGCTTGAGTCGTTCCAGAATGATGTGCTTGATCACCTTGCTTCTGATAACAGCGGAAAGCGCTCAGTTGCCAACCTTGAGTTGAATGAAAGCCAGGTTCGCCGCTATGACTTGTTCAAGGCGATTCGTGCAGCACAGACAGGTAACTGGAAGGGTGCTGAGTTCGAGCGCGAACTATCTCGCGAGATTGAAATGCGCTCTGGTGCTGAAGCTAAAGGCTTCTTTGTACCGTTCGATGTTCAGAACCGAACCATGACCGTTGGCGGTGCTGGTACGGGCGCTGAGCTTGTTGGCACTGATCACCTTGCAGGTTCATTCATTGACACGCTACGCACCAACTCAGTGTTGGGTCAAACGGGCGCAACGTATCTGACTGGCCTAGTGGGTGATGTTGATATTCCTAAGCGCTCTGGTGATGGCACTACTTACCACTTGGCTGAAGATGCTGATGTTGCTGATAGCGACCAGGTAACTAGCTCGGTGCTAATGGCTCCAAAGACCATCGCGACCTCGATTCCTCTGTCACGCCGCTTGCTTAAGCAGGGCTCTCCGAGCGCTCAAGCAATGGTGCTATCAGGTATCGCTGCGAACATGGCAATCGGCATTGATAATGCTGCTATCAACGGTTCGGGTGCTGCTGGTCAGCCTTTGGGTATCCTTAGCCAAACAGGTATCAACACTCAAGCTGTTGTCGCTCCTGGCTCACCTACCTGGGCTGAGCTTGTAGGCTTCGAGGCTGCTGTTGAGTTGGATGAAGCGCTTGCTGGCAACCTGTTCTATGTGGTGAATCCTGGCGTTAAGCAAGCACTAAAAACTACCTCTAAGGATAGTGGTTCTGGTCGCTTCCTTATGGAGAATGGTGAAGCTAACGGTTATCGCGTTATCAGCTCAACTCAGATTGGTGCGAACGGCATTCTGTTCGGTAACTTCTCCGACGTAGTTGTTGGTATGTGGGGAATGCTTGACATTGCTCCAGATGCCGCAGCGAAAGCTGCGAGCGGTGGCCTTGTGCTTCGAGCGTTCCAGGACTACGACATTGCGGTTCGCAATGCAGTGAGCTTCTGTAAGAACGCTTAATTCTAAGGGGCTTCGGCCCCTTATTTATTTTCAACTGGAAGAGGGAAGTTAAATGTCAAATTCAGTGAAGGTTGAGCTCCTAAAAGCTTGCGGCGTTGCCGGTAAAAGTTGTAAAGCTGGTGATGTAGTTGATGTCAGTGCGGCTGATGCTCGCTACTTAAAATCGGTAGGTAAGGCAAAGGATGTTCAGTCACAGTCTGACAACAATGACAGTGAGGGAGCTCCTAACCTCAAAAAGATGAACAAGGCTCAGCTTATTGAAGTGGCCAAAGAACTCGGCATTGAAGAGTTGAGTGGCACAAATGCAGAGCTTATTGAAGCAATAGAAGCTCTAGCGAATTCTGAAGATGATGAATCTTGAGGATGTAGCTGCTGATTTCCTCGATCCAGGGTTTCCTGGATACGAGGTGGCAGCGGTTGGGGAGATACCTGTTGAGGGAATCTTCACGTTTCAATATGTGGAGTTTGATGGAGTTGCTTCAAACTATCCAATCCTCACCACTTTATATGGTGTTGTTCAAGAGGGTGACACCGTTGCAACGACTCGCGGCCACTTCACTGTTGAGCAAATTGAGGATGATGGAACTGGCTTGCAGCGAAACATTCTGAGGCGAGCATGACACATCGAGCTAAACAGATTTTAGATCAACTGACAGTGGCGGTCACTGGACTACCGACCACCACTGATCGGGTGATGCAGACTCGCATTTACAAGAAGCACTCACTTCCAATGTTGGGCGTTTCTTGTGGGGCGATAAAGACTAGCGTGACATCGGGAAATGTATCTGATGCAACGCTGGATGTTGCCATCGACATTTATGTTGAGGGTGATGAAGACTCACTTGACGATCAAGTTCTACAAATCCACTCCGAGATTCACACTGCGGTCATGGCCTCACCAGGGCTTGGCCTAGATTACGTGATTGACACCGTAGCGGTCGGGCTTGATGAGATTGATGTTCAAGTGGGCCAGAAGGCCATCGGCACTTCGAGCGCCAGGTTCCAAGTTAAGTTCCGTCACAGCACGGACTCCTGGGAGGTTTAACCATGACCACCAAATCAAAGAAAATGCAATTCGCGCCCAAGAAGGGCGGTTCAACAACCAATACGCCAAAGGTGAAAAAAGATGCCAAAGCTAAAAAAGCGCGAGCTGATCGCGGTTAAGGTCGAAACCACTCAAGGTATCGACGCAACTCCATCTGCAACGAACGATGCGGTTTTGGTGGAAAACCTTTCTTGGTCATTCGCGAATGCTCGAATGGTTGAGCGAGGCGCTACCAAGCCGACTCTCGGCAAGTTGCAAGCGGTTCACGCTGGCACCTTGTTTGAGGTGAGCTTTGATGCTGAGCTCAAGGGTTCTGGCTCTGCTGGTACAGCACCAGAGATTGGTCCAGTCCTTCGCGCTTGCGGCATGGCAGAAACCATCAACGCTGGGACCAGTGTTGTCTACGACCCAGCGAGTACAGATCACGAGTCTGTGACCATTTACCTATGGGAAGATGGTTCTGTTTATCGCGTAACGGGTGCTAAGGGTACAGCCTCTCTCGCGGCCAACACCGGCGAGATCGGTAAGTTTAGTATCACGCTTACAGGTCACTTCGGCGGTCTAGTTGATGAGGCGCTTCCTGCTGCCACTTATGACAGTACGGTTCCTCCTGCAGTAATTGGAACCAGCTTCTCAGTCGGTGCCTTTGGTGCGGTGATCAATGCTGTATCGGTTGACCTTGGAAACGAGGTAACCACGCCACCATCAATGACTTCCGCTGATGGCTTCGGTTCAGTGTTGATTACCGACCGCGATGTGACCGGTTCATTCGATCCAGAGGCAACGCTTGTTGCAGATCAAGATTGGGTATCAGACTGGCAGAACGGAGCAACTCAGGCGATTGATCTAAGCATTGGATCTGATGCTGGCAATCAGTTTGCGCTTTCTATTCCTACCGCATATTACAAAGAAATCTCCGGTGGTGACCGTGATGGTGTAGCCACTTATGAGATTGGCTTTGGTGCTGCTGGTGATGATGCGGCGGTTTCCTTCACATTCAGCTAGGGGGTGTTTAATGCGAATCAATACAGGTCTTTCCGAAGAGTGGTTTTCGCCACTCAACACTGAAACCGATGCGCGGTTTAAGCTTAAGCCACTCGACAACCTAACGATGGCAGACATTATCTCAGATGGTTCGATGAAGGGGGGTAACTTCTCCCTTTCAAAAGCTGGTCGGAGATTGCTACTCGCTCAGGGCTTGGTGGGTTGGGAAGGGATCACCGATGAGAATGATGCGCCGGTAGAGTTTACTCAAAAGCATTTCAAGTCAATTCCATATCCCATCCTGTTAGAGATTGCGATGAAGCTCATTGAAATCTCAAGTGTGAGCGAGGAAGACCGAAAAAACTAATCATCGCGGTCGAAGTTGCTCGAAACATCAAAGACTTCGACTGCGCGAATTGCAAATGGGGTAGGCATTGTGACGAGCGCAACCCAGCCCCTTACGATAAATGGTCCATACCTGGAGTGATTGAGAGCAATGTTTGTTTGCTGCCAATGACCACGGACAGGGCGACCAACTTCATTAGACTGCACCGCTTCTACAAGAACCAAATACTTTTCACAGCTGGCGGTATATCCGATCAGCCGAACGCCTACGTTGAGGCGATGGAAATACTCGATCATGTCTAACGATTACACCTTCCGAATTAACGGGCGAGACAATACCTCTCGTGCGTTTCGCAGTGTTCAACGCTCGCTCACGCGAATGCGCTCAATGGTCAATTCATCGGCTGTTAGTGTGGCGGCCTTGGCTGGCGGTGCTGCGATGGGTGCTCTGGTTGCGAGCTCACTTCGCACTCAAGATGCGCTAGCGAAAACAGCAGATCGAATCAATGCCACGACTGAAGGCTTGGCCTCTTTGCATCACCTCGCTGTGCTCAATGGCTCCTCGACTGAGAACATGAACAAGGGCCTTGAGAAAATGACTCGCTCTATCGGTGAGTATTCTCGCGGCACCGGAACAGCCAGACTTGCACTTGAAGAGTTAAACATCACCTCGGAAGAGTTGGCCGGCATGAATGCCGATGAGCAATACACTCGAATTTCTAGCGCGATAGCAGGTGTGGCAGATCAGAGCCTTCAGGCTTCCTATGCTGCGGATATTTTCGGGCGTTCTGGTGTCGAGCTTTTGAACACAATGCGCCAGGGTGAAGAGGGGATTCGCGCTGCCAGAGAAGAAGCTGAGCTTTTGGGGATTGCGGTCAGTCGAGTTGATACGGCCAAAGCAGAGATGGCGAACGATTCCATCTTTAGAGCCAAGCAAGCTATCGCCGGAATGGGCAACCAGATCACTAGTCATGTAGGCCCAATCATCGAAGATCTAATGAACCAGTTTACCGATGCCACGCGTGAGGCTGGTGGTATGGGTGAAGTGGTGAAAAGTGCTTTCGCAACGGGAGTGAAAGTCGTTGGTGTTTTCGCTGATGGTATCCACGGCATCAAGGCTATCTTTGAGGGTGTAAAGCTCGCGGCCTATGGACTTGGATCTGTATTGACTATGGTAGTGAGCGGTGCGGTGAGTACCTTCATTGACCTGGGCAACACCATCACCAGCGCCGTGCTCGCACCAATCAAGTATGCGCTCGAAGGTCTAGCGATGATCTCCGATGATGCAGCGGAATGGTCCAACACCTTCAACAGTGTCTATGACCAGATCACCAATGTTGAGCCTCCCAAAGCATTGACCGATGCAGTTGATTATATGCTTGATGGCACTCGCGAGGTTGCCACCAACCTTCACAACCTATTGATGGAAGACTTGCCGAGCGATGTTCTCAAGGGGCGATTTGATGAGATTCTAGCTGCAGCTGAAGTGCGCGCTCAGGAGATTGCGAACAACGCTGGGGAAGCGCTTGGCTTACCTTCATCGGGTGAGGATGGCGGTGGCGATGAGTCACGCTTTGAAGCTGACCTGGAGCGCTTACGCTCTCAGGCTGAGTCTCGTGCGGTGCTACTGCAAGAACAATATGATGCCGACCTTGCCCTACTGAATCAGGCAAAGGAGCGCGAGAAGATCACTATTGAGCAATATGAGCGCATGAAGGAAAACATCATCAAGAACTACTCCGACCGCAAAAAGCAAATGGAGTCTCGCGATGCGCGCTTCAGTGTTCAGACCATGCTCCAAAGCGGTGGGAAGGTTTTTGGTGCTTTTGCTAACAGCTCAAAGAAGATGTTTAAAATGCAAAAGGCCGCATCACTAGCCCAGGCTATGGTGAGGATTCCTTCAGCGGTAATCGAATCATTCAACAACGGCGGTGGTTATCCGTGGGGATTAGTCCCAGCAGGTGCTATGGCGTTAGAGGGTGCAAGCCAAGTCGCCTCGATCAAGTCTCAAAGCTTAGGCGGGGGCGGTTCAGTCAAAACACCTTCCGGCGGTTCAAGCCCTTCCATGCCATCGATTGGTTCAATGAAGTCACCGGACTTCGGCTCTCAATTCAGAGAGCAGGATGATACCCCAGCAAAGCAGATCAACTTCCACATTAAGAATATGCAGGGCAACGATGCCAAGAAAATCTTTGAGGAATTCAAAGAGATCATTCGCGAGTCCGATGAGGTTCTTATTGAGCCAGGCACTCGCCAGGCAATGGAGCTCGCTGGCTGATGTTTATTGATTACACTCCTAAGCGAAAATTGGTAAACGGTTCCAGTGGCGAGCTTCATTCAGATGCCCAGGATGTAAACCGCGAATCAAAGGACATTGCGAATCAGAAGCAAAGCCTGGCTGGTAACCTGGTCACTACCCTCACTCGCATTGAGGACACCATCACCATCAAGTCGGGGTGGATCGACACTAGCGAGATGCCGCTGTGGAAGGAGTTTCACGCTTCGGTTGCTGGTGGTGAATCCTTCACCCTTGATCCAGAGGGTGTGAAGGCCGTTCCCAACGACCCCATCACTGCCAAGCTCAAGACTGGCAGCTTCAAGTTCAAGCGCGAATCAGCGCAATATTTCACTGTAAGCTTCAAAGTATTCGAGGTATAGATGCGCTCAGGTTCAATCGAATGGTCCTCGCTTGCGAATGAGGACTCTCGCGAGCTCGTGCTCGTTGTAAAAGTCCACTACGCTACGCCGCTATATATCACCTCTGCATCTGTCGATGGTTTAAGCGGTCGGGTTCTTAGTGGTCTACTATCGGATGTATCTTCTCAGTCGCAGAAGATCAACCCAGAGCAGGGTCGATCAGAGATTGGTTCGATCAAGTTTGATGTGACGGATGAAGCTGGTGTATTCACTGCAGAGCTCAAGAGTGAGCTTGATGGTGGTGCTGGTATCAAAGGGAAGAAGGTTGAATTGTTCAGCGGCTTCGCTGGATTAAGTTTCGATCACTACCGACTTGAGCAGACTCAGATTGTTGATAAAGATGTCAGCATTGATAATGGTGTGGTCAGCGTATCGTGCGCGGATGTGCAGCGCACCCTTCGCCAAAACATATTCAACAAAGCCCAGACGGTTCTCACTCAATCAGCCACGAGTGATGACACGACCATCTACTGCGCGAGCACAGCTAACTTTGAACCACTGGCCCACTTCACCTCGAATTCTGCGGCTAACTCTGGAAGCTATTACTACTTCACCATTAAGTATAACGATGGGATTGAGGTTGTTAGGGCAACAGGGAAAACAGCGACCAGCTTCACAGGTTGTGAGCGTGGATTCTTTCAGACCTCAGCGCGAGAGCACTTGCTTGAAGAGTCGGATGAAGGGGTAAAGATTGAAGAGTGGGTCTACCTAGAACTACCAGCACCGGCGATGGCTTATGCCTTAATGACCGGCAAGTTGATCACTCCCACTGGCACCCATGCAGCGATGCTACCTGATGGCTGGCATCTGGGGATTGATGAGCAGTATGTTGATATTCAAGCATTCCGCAATATCGGCTCCGACTGGTTTGTTCCAGGTGATTACAGCAAGGGTAAGATTCTCAGGTTCGACAACCCCAAAGCGCAAGATGGCAAGAAGTTCATCGAAAAGCAGATCATGTTGTTGCTTGGTGCGTTCATGCCCATTCGCGCTGATGGGGCTATCTCACTGAAGCGAATGACTGGCGTATTGTCTACCGCAGCATACTCTCAGGTTCTTGATGAGAGCGTGGTGGTTAAGTACAGCTCAATCAAAAGCGACCTGTCTCGCGTTTCTAACTCTTTCATGCTTGAGTGGGCCTACTTCACTGGTGAGGACAACAAGCCAGTTTATCTCCGCAAAAACCGCCTGGTTGATGCTGGAAGTGTCGCTCGCCACGGCTTAGGCAAAGAACAGACGCTTCGGTTCGAAGGCTTACACAATGCACGGCACACCTTTGGAACCATCAAGGATAGCTTCGATGCACTCCGCGACCGCTACGCTGGCCCTCCCTTAACGCTCAAACTCGACTTGCTACCCAATCTCACATCGGTTGAAGTGGGTGATGTGGTTCGGGTTAAGCTTGCGAACGTCACCGATCCTATTACTGGCGAAAGTTTAGATCGATCTTTTGAGGTTCAATCGATTGGCATTGACCAGAACTCTGGCAAGCTGAGCGTTTCACTTTTCGGATCCAGTGAGCGAGCGGATGCGATTGAGGATGTAGGCGCTGATGTTTCCGCTGAGCTTCCTGATTCATGGTATAGCGCGGTAGGGATAAACCTATCATCAGTTGTCAGTATTGATGGCTCTGGATTCGTTCAGGCTGATGCTTCGATTGATGGCGCTACAGATCAGCACACCATCTACTACCACGCTGGCGATCTAACCATCCCATCAGGTCGCACAATAACCACATCGGAAAACGTAGAGATTCGCGTTCGCGGTGTGCTAACAATCAACGGCCAGATTAAAACAGATTCAACCAATCGCTACGCTGGATTCTTGGGAACCACCGTGGGCGGTAAGGGCACATCCAACGGGAGCACTGGCCCAACTAAATACTGGCGCGGCTCAAGAGCTCAGCCTTACGACTTCCAGAATGCCACCACGCTTGAGGGTTACCATTCAGCATTCCCACAGATCAGCGTGATCAACAATGCCGGTGAGCTTGAAGGCTTGCCAGAGGATCAACGTGGTTCTGGTGGTGGTGATGGTGCCGATGCCATTGCATTCAACCAAGTCGATGATCTATGGGACACTGTTGCAGCTGGTGGTATCGGTGGGTTTGCTGGTGGTGGTATTCGCATCATCGCTCGTGGTATTGCGTTTGGTTCGACTGGTAAAATCGATACCTCCGGTGATGATGGTACGCCTGGCACTGTTGGCCCGTTGGGGGTTGGTGGTTCGGGTGATGGTGGTGCTCCTGGTGGGGTGTTGCTGTTAGTCGATGGCAACCAGAATCCATTTCCAATTTTAACCGATAAGACTATCCCTGCTCGATTCGGTATCTCACCCAACCCAGTCCCAGGTGCTCATCCAGCAGATGATCAAGGCTTGGGGCAGTTAATGGGGAGCGCAGCAGCTAGGGCGCTATTCGTTCCCACTTCTCGCACGGCCTACCCTGAATACTCAGCGGCCAAAGTGGTGCGCGGCTCTCAAGTTTTCCAGCAGGATGATGAGCCTACCAATGCAGATGCTCGCAGCCTAGCAGGGCGCAAGCTTAAGCGAGGCGATGTTTGGTTTAATTCCAGTGATCGAAACCGCCAGCACACCTACAATGGCAGCGCGTGGGAAGCTGGTGCTGTTACTATCACAAAAGATGATGTGACCGCTTCAGGTGTCGCAGCTTCGGACATTGGTGGCGAGACTCCTTCAGGTGCTCAGTCACGAGCGGATGCAGCGGAGCAAGCTGCCAAAGCCTACACAGATCAAAACTTTGTTGATGCGGTTACCTACGGCACGGACATTGCAGCGATTCAGGCGCAAGTTGACGGCTCGATCACCAACTGGTTTTATGATGGAGTGCCAACGCTAGCTAATGCACCGGCAAGTACCTGGACAACGAACGCAATCAAGGACACCCACTTAGGCGATACCTACTACGACAACAACACCGGTTACGCCTATCGCTTCCTTGAGGACGGTTCGAGTTACAAGTGGCAGCTGATAGCAAACTCTGACATCACTCAAGCACTGGCAGCAGCGGCAACCGCTCAAGATACAGCTGACAGCAAGCGCCGTGTTTTTGTGACCACTCCGACCGTTCCTTATGATAATGGTGACCTATGGGATACCGGTTCAGGAATCAAGCGAGCCACGGCTTCAAAGAGCGCCGCACAGTCCTATGATTCAGCAGACTGGCAGCTCATCTCTGATGTAACAAACTACTCCAGCCCATTAATCAACAATGAGGAGCTGGCCGCAGATCCTAGAGTGAACAACCGCCGATTCCAGTTATCTGGTGGGCGTTTGCAATTCTTGAATGAGGGCGACCAGCTTGAGGACTTTGGTGGTGTTACTCGCTTCGACATTGGGGCGGCCAGTGATTCAGAGTTCCTAATTGAAAAGCGTCGAAGTGTTGCAGTAAATCGCCGGGGCATGAAGCGAGAGCGTGTAGATCGTAATGCGCTGGTGGCTTCCTCTGGCGAGGTAATGACTGCGCGCTTACGCCAGGCTCGCCAGAATTTTGAGGTTAAGCGCTCCGATGAGAAGGCAGAGGAGGCGGTAGTTTTCGCTGAGAGTATAGCAGCCGAGAAAGCTCAAGAGGCTCAAAGTGCTGCGGCGCTGGTTGCCCAGGAGCAAGCAAGTCTCGCTCGCACTCAGGCGAATGCCTACGCAGATGGAAAGGTAACAGCCGAAGAGCAGCGAGCGATAGCTCAAGCGGAATTAGACCTAGCAGCATCCAAAGCCTACGCCGATGCGCGCAAGGTAGAGGCGAATGCTTACGCAGATGGGATTGTAACTCAGGCAGAGCAAGATGCCATTGATGCAGCGAACTCCTACGCCGATGCACAAGCAGCGCTAGCCGAAACTAACGCAAACGCTTATGCAGATGGTGTGGCAGATGCCGCAGAGCTGGCCGCTATTTCAGCAGCAGAAGCTTATGCCGATGCGCGAAAGGTCGAGGCGAATGCCTACGCAGATGGGATTGTGACCACTGCAGAGCAAGCAGCCATCGATGCTTCAAACGCTTATGCCGATGCCCAGGCGAATGCTGCAGAGGTTACTTCCAAAGCCTACGCCGATGGGATTGTGACTCAAGCTGAGCAAGATGCCATTGATGCGGCGAATGCAGCGGCGGCTCAAGCCGAGGCGAATGCTATTGCAGCGAGTGACGCAGTTGGTTCTGCCAGTGCAGCTGAACAAGTGGCAAAGACTTATGCAGCACAACAGGCGGCATCCGCTCGCTCTGGTGCGTTGGCTGATGCGGTAGCTGATTCAAGGACTGCAAACAGCGCAGTGAGCTTGAGCGGATTGGGTTTCTTGGGTGATACCAATGCCAACTATGTATCGAACTCGACTATCGACGGTCGAGCGGATTCGCGGATTGATTCGCTGCGGCCTGATTCATGGGCTGAGACTTTGGCTGATGCCAGGGTTGGAGCGTTGCGCCCTGATTCAAACTACCGCAATTCAAATACTTCTGCAGCCGATGTTGGGCTTCCAAACGTAGTCGATGGTGCGGATATAACCGATTATTCTGACAGTCGAATTTCCAACACTCAGGCGCTTGTTCTCGCTCGCCTCGATGAGGACCTTCGGAATAGCGCGTTCACCTTCAACTCTAACGGTGAGCTGAAGCGCAATGGGGCGCTAGTAGGTAAGGCAACGCTCGGTGGGCTTGGTTTCTCAGGCGATGCTAATGCCAACTATGTATCGAACTCGACTATCGACGGTCGAGCGGATTCGCGCATTGGTTCGCTGCGGCCTGACTCAAGCTATAAAAACTCGAACGTCACAAAGAGTTCAGTGGGGTTGGGGTCAGTTGAGAATAAGTCTAGCGCAAGTATCCGAGCTGAGATAACAAAAACAAACTTACTCAACACTGGACTCAGTGTGAGTGATGTTGGGGGGTTGACTCCCTCTGGTGTTAAATCTACCACCAGGGCAGATCAGAAATCTATTCCCCAGGTATTGAGTGGCGGCCTTGGCTCTCAGGTGAATGTGGTCCCGATCTCCGCTACTGATGCAGGATCGACTGCCAGAATCTCCGTAGCTTCCCATACGCGATACTATGGTGGGTTTAATGTAGGGCTTAACTCTGGCCTGATTTCCGGCCTTAACTTCAATACTCCGTATTACGTTTATTACGATGACGCTTCTTATTCCGGCGGCTCGGTTTCCTACTTCGCAACTACCAATAAATATACAGCTGCATCGGGTATCGGGCGCGTCTACGTGGGGAAGATTACAACCCCATCCAATGGCGGTGCCGGCACACCTCCACCAGATATTGATGATCTTCGATAAGGCAAAACAATGAATTACAGCAAACATAAGACACTGGACCCTTCGCGAACAATCTACTCAGTGGGGGAGCTCTACGTTTCAATTAGGATCGTGCAGACTCATCAAGATATTGATGGCGATGATGTGCCTGATTTTCTATGTGTTAAATCGAGCGGCTGCGTATGTGATGAGGATGGGGGCAGTCAGTTGAGTAGAGTGCCCGAGAAGGTTCGCTCTATTAGCCTATCCGCATTGAGCGAGGGAACACTTGATATAAATTCTGAGCTTAATGATGTTACGCAAGAGACTGTCGAGCGCGTTCTTAAGTTAAAGGCCGCGCATGAAGCGCTGGCACAAATTCCAACAGAGGAGAGCAACTAATGGCGACCTGGTACGCAAGCGATTCATTCTCAGTTTCCAACGGGCAGACATTGGTTTCAGTCAGCGATGGGAGTGACCTCTCTGATATTCAGGAGGGTGATGCGCTGGTTCTCGCTGGCAATCCTCCGGTCGAGATTGAGGCCGTTGGCTCATCGACACTCTCACTTGCTGATACCTGGCAGTATGCCTCGGTGACCAACCAGACAGGTTGGGTGATTCCAACAGCTGGTAGCTTTGATGCTGCGACTTCAGCGCTTCGAAACTCTGTTACTCAAACTGCCGATATGTATGCAGCGATGGAGTCATGGGGTAGCGATCTGGGAACTGTTACCTTCACCGATTACCAGGGCACGGATCACACCGTTAAAACGCTTCGCCAAATGGAAGCAGACTATAACTCAGCAATCGCCGCCGTGGGCTTATCGGTAGGTATGCGAGAGGTACTGTTTGAGTCTATCCGTGAAGCAAACAAACAGCGGTATCGTGCGAGTGGGTCTGTTAATTTTGGTAAGCATTACATTAACGGCTCTATAAATGATCCTATTAATGAAGGTCTGTTTACTGTTAAGAATGTTCCGAATGTGCTGAGTATGGGGTGGAATAACGGTACTGAGATCGGAACTTCGGAATCAAATCTAGCTGTAATTAATTTGGCAGGGATTGAGTTCACGCTTGAGGATATGTTGGCGAATGTAGCATCAGGCAGGAGTGAGATCAAATTCCCAGAAGCACCAGACGGAACACTAACCTACAACCCTACAGATGGAACAACCATCCAACACGTTGATGCAGCGACAGCCTTTGCCTACGGCAATGGACATGAGCCTGTTATCCGTCGAGTGGATATGTGGGGTTTCGAGTCGTGGTTGGAGGAAGTCACTTCAAGCAAGCCTTTCGTGTACCCTAATGGTCTTATTCAAAGCCAAGCCACTACGATGGATGATGTGCCTACCACCACCTCAAGTAGACCTGTTGCGTACTACGCAGTATACGATGGCGATACAGTTTCACAGGGTAGAGGTGTTGATTTCTTTGCTGCGACTGAGGCGAACCAGCGCAAGATACTGAGCAACCCTAAGCACAACCTATTCTACGGTGATGATGGGAAGCTGTACCAGTGGCGACTACGCCAGAGAACTATTGCTGGGGTGGGGAATGGGGATTGGAAGTTCACAGACTCAACGGGTGATACACTAGCTTTTAATAACATTAGCTATAACTTTATAAGACCACAAGGGCAGGAGGATGTACCACCTACGGGTTCTTATGGCGCTGGGAATACCTACCTAGGAACCAACTCCGTGTTACCTCGATATCACGACCACGAGAAAGGTTTGTTCCAAGCAAGAAACGTATCGGATAATAACTTCGCAGCAGTTGAGGGGCACTGTTACTTCCTAGTATGCGGCACAGTAACCCGTTTAAACCAAGGGGCGTATCATCCGAGTTTCAACCCGTTTGGTGCTGGTGCATTTGCGTGGTCCACTGCAAATGCTGGTCAGGTAACTTGGTATGGTGCGGGTGGGACTTTGACTAAACAGCCGACTGGCGTACAGGATTGCTTTGTAAACGCTGACGAGGGAGGCTCTAAAACTACACTTTCCGACTCTGGTTCAATAGATCGGGGATACCAAGCTAGACCAGACGGTCGCTTCTACGATGCCATCTACGCAGATGGTGTAGGTGGAGTACAACAGGACTTACGCTTCGGTGTTCACCGTGAGGGATACACCCCAGCAACCGCTAAGGCAGCTATGCAGAATGGTAGCTTCAGGGGGTTGCAGAAGTTGAGGGAGACTAAGGTTATGACGGGGGTGAGTCATACTAATTCAGCGCTTCATGTAGGCGGCACGTTAGTATATGTAGACGGATTAATCGACTTCTTCGGTGGCGTGTACACATCAAGCAATTCGCATCCGTTTTGGGTGTCGTCCGATAACGCTACAAGGTGGTATAAAGTCCAATCTACAGGACAGGATGGTAGCGGTGATTACATCTACGTAGAGATATCAGCAGGCAACTTAACGTCAGAATTTCCGCTAGGGTCGAGGATAGTGCTACAGAAAGAAATCGACACATCAGTCGGTGGAGAGTTCCAACAGACAGACATCATCGGTGATCCTGCTAACATCCTAGCCACGCCAGCACTAGCTGATGGTTGGCTGGGTGGATGGGTTCCTCAGATTCCTGATGGGGTGGTTACTAATAACCAGTACACTATATCTCGAAAGCGGGTAGATTCTTCAACAATGCCCCTAATAATGACCGACAATAACGGGGTCAGTTGGAGTACATCTTCAAGGACTTGGGATAGCACTACAAACGCAAATACAAGCACGGCAGCACTTCCATCGACACGAGTTGAGTTGTGGAACTACACCGCCTCATCCTACATGACGGAGGCAGCGGTTAATTCTAGAGTCTATCAGATGCTTGCGGGTATTGGCGATGTAATGGCATCATCGAATGCGGTTGATCAGGCGTTTCAGAGCCTTGCAGAGTCCCTTGTTGGTAAGGTTCTAACCTCATCACCCGTCACTGTGGCAGAGGGTAAGAATATATTAAGCCTTGTAAGTGTTGGCTTCGACCACAGGGATACTGAGCTGAAGCTGTTTGGCTACAATATCTCGGCAGGGACAACATCCCATCAGCCACTTACGCTAGGTGCGCCAAACAACTCGGGGCCAGCATTCAAAGCCCTAGACTACGTAACAGAGGAAAACGGTTTGCTCTACACCTGTTACGCCTACAACGAACTCATCTACGATGTGGACTGGGGGGATGATGGCAAGATTAAGATTGCCGATAACGACTCAACGGACATTGACGATAACGGAAACACCATCAAAGTTGGTACGCACAGATCAGCGCTACCGATAGGTTGGGCATAATTCACAACAACATCAAAGGGATTGATAGTGATTTTTACAACGCTTGAAGATGTACCCGTAGCGATCAGGAGCTACTACATGAGTAATGATGACGGTGGAGTTGAATTGACTCCAGAAGCTCAAGAGAGCACCAAGACAACTGATGACCTAATGAGGATCATCCAGTTGTGTAAACCCCAGGCAGTCTATGATGCGTTCAAGCATAAGATCGAGCTGAATGATCATCGCATATACCGGCTAGCGTATGAAGCTTGGTTGGCTGAATGTGCAGACGTTGATGAGTACAACCAGGGCACCTACTACAATGACGATGGTGTACTGACTCAGAATGAGCAGATGGACTACTCACCAGAGCCACAACTCAGCATGACAGACTTCAGCCTCTATGACCTTGCATACTTCAAGGCAATGAGAACGATCCGAGTTGACCAGCTCACCACTGAGGTTGATGGCCTGATCTTTGATGCGGATGAGTTGAGCCAGACGCGCATGGCGAGAGCTATTGTAGGGCTAACGGAATCGGGGCTACCTGATATATCGTGGAGGCTATACGATAACTCAGCGGCTACCGTCACCAAAGCTCAGTTGGCCCAGGCGCTCGTTCAAGCTGGGCAAGCTCAAACTGACATCTGGTTTCCTAGCGAGTAGCTATTTGTTAGCAATCAGCATTCCGTCGATGATTGTATTCACGGCGGCTTGCTGTTCATCAGTCAGCATTTCAAACTTCATTAGGAATCGCGCTTGTTCGGTGTTGTACCGATTGATCCATTGATGGTGGCCGATTCCTAATATTCCGCAGATGATCTCAATATCTTGAGGTTCCCACCTGGCAGCACCTTCGAACAGGCGATAGAAGCTAGACCTCGAATGACGACCGTTCGATTCTACATATCTTCCATGCAGCCAACTCTTCCGCTTCCCTTCTAGTCGAAGTTTCGACTCAATCAATTCCACAAGGTCTAGCACAGCGGCATATTGCCGTTAATCTGGGACAAACTCAAAAAAAATCCCAGATTAAAGGACGAACGGTAGTTACTGTGGTTTAGTACGTTGTATAGGCGCTTAGCAACGCCGGGACACACATGGAGAGGTAAAATGACAAATGGATTAGTCGTGATAACTGCTGACAGTGATCAGCTGCTTTCTATCTGCTGTATGACTGGAGTAGTCCAGGTAGATTGTCGATCCAGGGATGGGTCGATAAAACGTACTAAGCAGAGAAAGCCAGAGAGCATACAAAGTCAGCGCCTAAGTAAGCGAGTGGCTATGGCTGCAAAGTTTAAGAGCTTTCGTGAAAGGTGTCGGGAGCTTAGCAACACTGAGACAGTGCCCACCGCTTTCCCCATACGGGTATTGCATAACGGTGGCCTCCCGACATAACGGGTGTTGTCTCTGCGTTGCTAAGCGCATTTTAAATGGTGGGCCCGCACGGACTTGAACCGTGGACCTATCGATTATGAGTCGAGTGCTCTAACCAGCTGAGCTACGGGCCCTTGTTTTTTTGTGGCTCACTTTGTGGCTCACTTGGCAAATTGCCGAAAACAAAATTGTTGAATAATTCAGTATTCATGCGGCCTGTAGAGTAGTTGCTATTTTGATTCGTTCCGATTATGAGTCGGATGCTCTAACCAACTGAGCTACGGGCCCGCTGAATTGAATTCAACTGCCGCAATTATAAAGAAAATTCTGGGATTTAAAATAGCTAAGAAGAGCTTTAGGAAAATAAATCGA